GACGGCAGACATTGAAGCTGCCGAGAAAGCTGGCATCGGCATGGCCCAAGGCCTTGAGATTAAGGGCGTTGATGGTCAAGTGCTTGCCCCATCCATGCCGGTTTTGCCGCGCATGAAAGCGGATCTCAAGGCTTTACAGGATCAGGCTAAGTACCTTGAGGATCGCCTCAAAAGCCTGCGCTCTGCAATAACTGCCGACAAGCCTAAAGCGCAACTTGAGCCACCCCCGCTGCTAGGTGAAACCAACAAAGAGAAAACTAAGGGCAAGTCAATCAATGATCTTCTTGGTGGGCAAATTCAAAGAACGCTAGAACTAAACAAGGCTCAACTTGAGGTTGTTACGGCAGCGCGAATGAATACTGCCGCACTTCAAGACAATGCCGAACAGGCAAAGCGGATGGTTGAGTTCACCAGCAAATATCAAGGGATTCAACTAGAAATCAATGCTTTGGAGGATACAATCACCAAGCGCACGGCAATTAGATCGCAACTGCTTGCAAACTCAGAAGATAAGCAGTCCGTGGCGCTAGCATTTGATGAGCAAACCAAAGATCTGCAAAATGCAATTACAGCTAAACGACTAGAAATCAATACTTTGACTGCCGAGCATATCGGTCAAGTTAATCAACTTGCGATCACTGAAGCCCAAAAACTTGACTCAATTACAGAGGAAACAAAATACCTGCAAGATATCATCTTGTACGGCGAAGAGGAAGCTGCCATTAGGCAAAAAGTTAATTCAATCCTTAAGGACACCAGCACTCTTGATGCTAATGCCGTTGAAGATGCTGTACGCAAGGCCGCAGCTCTAACCAAACAAATTAACGCAGCAGATCAGCTCAAACAGGTCTATCAAGACATTGGAATGTCAATTAAGGATGGCGTCGTAGGCGCAATTCAAGGCGCAATAGATGGCACCAAGAGTTTGCAAGAGGTAGCAACTAATCTGCTGAACAACATTGCCAATAAACTGCTTGATATTGCTGTCAATTTTGCGCTGTTTGGCGCCATGTCAGGCACTGGCACCGGCGGCGGATTACTAGGCGGCCTGTTCAAGCGCGCTCAAGGCGGCTCCGTCATGGCTGGACAGCCGTATCTTGTTGGTGAGCGTGGTCCTGAACTCTTTATGCCAGGGCGCAGTGGCGGCATTGCACGCGCTGGCAGCTTTGGCGGCAGCACCAACGTAGTGGTCAACGTGGATGCCAAAGGAACCCAAGCACAGGGCGATCAATCCAATGCTGCAGCCCTGGGTCGTGCTATTGGCGCGGCGGTACAGGCAGAATTGATCAAACAGAAACGACCGGGAGGCATCCTCGCGTAATGGCTACATTCCCTGCGATCGCGCCTGCTTATGGCGCCAACAAGTCATCTGCACCTAAAGTGCGTAGGACTCAATTCGGTGATGGCTACGAACAGCGGGTCACTTTCGGATTGAATCAAAATCCAAAAACCTGGGATCTAACCTGGCAAAATATCTCAGAAGCTAACAGCGATACCATCGAGATATTCCTAAATGCCCGCGCTGCTGATGGGGCTAGTTTTGAATGGACACCACCAGATGAATTGACCGCGTATAAATGGATATGTGAATCATGGCAGAAGACGATTCCGTACACCGGACGCGCAACGATTACAGCAACATTCCGGCAAGTATTTGAGCCATGACTGTCCCTGTTTCAGCCCTACAAGAAATTGCGCCCGGCGCAATCATTGAGCTGTTTGAGCTGGAGCTAAATACTACGCAGCATGGCGCTACTGATATTTTTCGCTTTCATGCTGGTGCCAATCTCAGCAATAACGGCGAGGTCATCTGGAATGGCAACAATTATCTGCGGTTTCCAGTAGAAGCAGATGGTTTTGAATATACCGGCACAGGTCAACTGCCACGACCAAAAGTTCGTATTAGCAATATCTTCAGCACTATTACTGCGATTATCCTTACGCTGCCTGATGGCTTGGAAGGTGCTAAGTTTACGCGCATCCGCACACTTGGGCGTTATTTAGATTCTGAGAACTTTGCAGGTGTAGACATCTTTTTGGCTGAAGATGGCTTTGAATTGTTGTATGAGGATGATTCTAGTATTTACCTAGAATTCATCAATGCCACGGCAGATCCTACGGCTGAATTTCCGCGTGAAATCTACTACGTTGATCGTAAGACGATCGAGAATCGTGATTTAGTGGAGTATGAACTAATTGCTGCGTTTGACCTTGCTGGCGTTAGGGCACCGAAACGACAATGTATTGCAAACATCTGCCAGTGGGTTTATAAATCAACAGAATGTGGTTATGCAGGTGCTTTGCCGACTTGCCTTAAAACTTTGACTGATTGCAAAGCGCATTTCGGTCAAAATGCTGAGTTACCCTTTGGCGCTTATCCAGGCGTCGGGTCATTTTACGGATGACTTGGCGTACTGCTGCTCTTGACCACGCTAAGGCGGAGGATCCACGCGAGTCATGCGGTCTAGTAGTGGTGATTAAAGGGCGTGAGCATTATGTACCATGCCGCAACCTCAGCACTGGCAATGATCAGTTCATTCTTGACCCTGACGACTACACCGCAGCAGAAGACAAAGGCGAAATCATCGCAGTGGTGCATTCTCATCCGATGACGCCAGCAATGCCAAGCCAACCAGATTTGATGGCCTGTGAAGCTAGTGGTTTGCCTTGGTACATCGTCAACCCCAAACTTGAAACATGGGGTGAGTGCAGACCAAGTGGTTTCAAAGCACCATTCATCGGTAGGCAATGGACTTGGGGTATTAGCGACTGTTGGACATTGGCGCGTGATTGGTACAGCGAGCATGGTTTACACCTGCGCGACTGGGAGCGCCCATCAACGCCAGAGCAGTTTGAGGCTGCGCCCATGTTTGACGGTTGCTGGTTTGAGGCAGGGTTTTACGAGTTAGAGGAGGATAAAGACTTGCAGAAAGGAGACCTGCTGCTGATGAACATTAGCGGTAAGGGCTTGAACCACTGCGGCGTTTATATCGGTGATGGCATGGTGCTACATCACATCCGTGGGCGGTTAAGCAGCCGTGATTTGTATGGCGGCGGCGGCTGGCTTCAGAAATGTACTGGCAGACGATTACGTCATCCTGGGTTTCCTACAATGGAAGGACGGTGAGGGAAAATGATGCTGCGTAAAATCCGCGTCTATGGTCAGCTTGCCAAGTTTCTTGGGCAACGTGTATTTGAAGCGGATGTAGCTAGTGCGGCTGAGGCTGTGCGGTTTTTAGTAGTGAACTTTCCGCAGCTTGAGAAGCACATGGCGGATCAGTATTATCGTGTGAGTTTAGGGAAATACGCGCTGACGATGGATGAGCTGCATGATCCATCGGGTCAGCAGGAGATCAAGATTGTTCCGGTGTTGACTGGTGCTGGGGGTGGCGTGGGGAAGATTATTGCTGGTGTTGCATTGATTGCGCTTTCAGTTTTTGTCTTGCCAACTGTTCTCGGTAGCGCTGTATGGGCTGGGTCAATAGGGTATGGAACAGCGGTAAGCATTATCAACGCAGGTATTAGCATTGGTGCGAGCCTTGCTCTTACTGGTGTCGCCCAGTTGATAAGCCCAGTGCCGATGATAGCCAGTGGCAGCGATTCAGAAAAAGATCCCCGTAAGTCCTACAGTTTTAGTGGTATCCAGCAAACAAGCCGCCAAGGCGTTCCTGTGCCAATCGTCTACGGTGAAACGCTCGTAGGCTCTGTTGTTATCTCTGCTGGTATCGACACTGTAAAGGTGAAAGTATGACACCAATTATTAGCGGCAGTGGTGGCGGTAAAGGTGGTGGCGGTGGCGGTGGTACGCCAACCGAAGCCAAGGACAACCTGGAATCAAAGCAATACGCTCAAGTCTTAGACCTAATCAGCGAGGGCGAAATACAAGGCCTGAAAAACGGCGCACAATCAATCTTCCTTAATAACACACCATTACAAAACGCCAACGGGCAATTCAATTTCAAGGATGTAGAAATTGACACTAGAAATGGCACTCAGGACCAAAGTTATATTCCTACCACCGACGCGATTG